GTCTTTTTAGAACTTCCAGTTTTTAACGGCATAATTTATCCTTTGTAAATATTATGAAGAAAGCAGTCTTGCTCAGCAAACCTGCGTTTAAGAATACTGTCACTATGTTTACCACCTGCCATGCACCACTTAGGAAACTCTTTTGCAGCAGCTTCAATGTTTCCTTGTTTAATAAACTTAAGCAGTGTAGAACGTTCAAAAGCTGCACAACCTAAGTTGTAAGTAAAAGAGACAAGAGCATCGAATTGATTTTGAGTTAAAGCAGAGCAGTTGTTATTAACACAGTTTTCTGCTGTCTCTAAATCTTTTTGTAATAATGAAGTAGCTTGTCCCATCGTAATAGGGCTTCCTTCTACACAGCCATCACCAGGCACAATTAAGTGTCCATAACCTACTGTCAGCTTATCTGCTATGTCATGGTAAGGCATACTACGGAAACCTTCGAACGTTTTAATCTGTTCAATACCGTGATAAGAAGTTTTCATGTTGCTTGAGTTTGTGCTGTTAAGATACCATTAGTAAATGTCATACTACCGTTAGTACCAGTAGGGGTTAGCTTAGCAGTAGTAATAGTATGTGTAATACCATTAGAAGGCAGCACTACAGTACCTGTAATAGAACCTCCAGTAATAGCAACAGAGTTACTATTCTGAGTACCTAAAGTACCAATACCTAAATTCTGACGAGCACCTGCAGCACTTGTAGCACCTGTACCGCCTGAAACAATGCTAACAACAATATTACCTAATTGAGATTGTTGGATATAACTACCTAGATTTAAAAACCAGTTTCTCCAACGAGGGTTTTCCTCAATAGGGTCTTGTGGTATCGGAGGTAAATTATTAGCATTAGTCGTTGCCACATTCTACTCCTTCAGCATATCCTGCTTTTTGTAAGTCAGGTAAACACTTTTGAACTTTTTCACCAATATCTGTACGATAGGCAATAGAATTAGGAATCTCAATCTTCTTTTTAATTTTTGTATAAACAGATTCACGAGCAGATTCAATAGAATCACCAAGACCTACTACAGTACAAACATAATCACCTGCAGTAACAAACATAGGTTCATTAAGTTTAAGTTTTCCATCAACCATTGCAGGGCCTTTGCCCCATTGTACTTCACAGAGGTGAACGTCAGTAACTGCGTCCTCCATATCTAATCCCCAAATAGGATAACCTGAGTTTTCCTTTTTGGTAACATGACTAAATGGATAATCAGGAATAGTTACAACAACACCACAAGCAATTTTGTCAGATACTCTTAAAGTATCTTTACCATCTAATAAATCTAACATCCACTGAGCAGGATCACCTTTGTGTAAACTTAACTGAATGTTAAATAAAGGCCATCCTGGACGCATAGTAAACTCCAAAGGCCATGCTTGACCTTTTTTATCAACAATGCAGTTCACATCAATATAGCCAGTGTACCCTAGACCATGAAGCATATCCTCTAGAGGTTTGAGCATCTGATCTGCTAATTTAGAATTTTGTGTATAACGAACAATAGTGCCTTGTTCGCCTGTAGTAACACCAAGCTCACCATCCATTAATTTTTTATGTTCCCAAGACTCACAAAAGTTCTTAGAAAAACCTGCAGGCCCAAACCAACCACCTACACCAAACTCAATACCTGGACGAAACTCTTGAAGGATAAACTTACCTTTAAAAGAGTTCTTTTTCTTCCAACGCATGAGCATGTAGATCATATCAGCAGCAGACTTAGCAACATACGATAAAGTCTTATCACCATCACCAATAGGCTTAGACACAAACCTACGAGGATTTGCAGTTACAAAAGCAATAGCGTCATCATAGTTATCAAAAGTCTGACTAGGAATAGTTTCAATACCTGCTAAGTTAAGAATCTTTTCACCGTGGTCACGTTCTTGTTCCCAACGGTTAGTATCAATAGAAGGCCCAAAGATAGGATAACCTTGATCACGAAAACGTTCTAATCCGTGTATGTAATAAATGTTATCTGTGCAAAAAATTAAGTCAGCCCACTTCATGTGGTCTTCCCATGAGCTAACTCGTTTGATTAAACCACCATCACCTACTTCAGAACGTGAGCCATCTTTATTATGACGAATAAACATTTTGACTTCATGTCCTGCATCTTGGCTACGCAGAGCAAAGGAAAGACCGCAACCGCATCCTGACGGATCAATAATTAGTATTTTCATTCTTCTTCTTGGCTAGGTGCTGAAACAATAGGCACAGTTACACGCATTAGAATACGACGTGCGTTGCTTAATTCTTTAGCAGTCTGTGCTCCATTAATAACATCAGTAAAATCAGTATATTGTTTATCGGACATATTAAAGCGTTTTTTAACGTTAGGGCCGATGTCGTTCCATAGCATTTTAGCATTCTTTACATTAGTATTGTCAAGATAATGCAATAATTCTTCTTTAAATACTTTATTACCATTAGGAACTTTGCTGAGGTTCCAAAGCTGATCGTTAATAGCTTTACCATCGTTACCTAAAAGCATACCTGGTAACATGTCTTGAGCTTTAGCAATAGCTTCTTTTTCGTAAGCTTTACGAGCAACTTCTTCAACACCAACCTTTTTACCGTTGATGACTTTAAATTGTCCTTGTTCAATTAAATACTCATTGAAAGCTTTTTTAACTTTCTCTGCATCTTTGTAGGACATTTTAGCAGTAGCGTTATTAAGGTTATTAATAACATCTTCACCTACTAAAGCTTGTCCCTTTTCATTTTGAAAGAGTTGACCAAACTTGGTTTCTTGAGCAGGAATGCCTTCAGCTAAATCTTTAAACTGAGGAGAGCTTAAGAAGTTGTCGCCACCTAAACCACCACGTTTAGGAAAGGCTACAGTATCATAAGCTTGTTTAGCATTTTCATAAAGACTATGGGATATAGGCTTATCGCCTGTAACTGCAACATCAGGATGTAAGTCAGCAAGTTCTTGAGCAGCAGCATCTCTATTAGTAGTCTGAGCAACACCTGCAGTCTTAGGTTCAACTAAAACCTTCTCTATTTCGCCTGTTACAGGATTAATTTGCTCTACTTCACCCAAAGCCTTTTGAGCAGCTTTAGTATCGACACCACGACTCTCTTTAATAAATTGTCCTGCTTTACCAATAAGACCTTTAGTAGCAACACCTGAGCCTGGAATGCCTGTAGCTGAATAAGCAAGTTTACCTGCTACTTGTTTAGCAATAAAGCTTTCAACAGTATTACCAAGCAAACCTTTTAATTGTTGGCTTGTTCCTGCAGGAGTACCAAAACCTGCGACAGTACCTGCTAAAAGCTGTGTGCCTTTACCATAGCCTAAATCTTTAGCAACCGATTCAGCTAGTCCTGAAGCAGCACCCAATACGGCTCCTGTAAAGCCTGTAGCAATCATTCCAGGGCCTGTAAAGGCTCCAATAGCCCCACCTACTACTGCACCTGCCCCAGCACCTTCTGCGATGTTTTTGACGTATTCTGAAGCTTTTACGGAACCAACACGAGTAGGGTCTTGACCAAAGGTCTGTTCAGTTACAGGAACCTCTTTACGACGAGAAGTAGGAGCCATCAAAGCAGCCCCACCTTCTGTTTCAGTAACAGGAGTCATTCCTTCAGAACGTTGAGTACCTGCAGGAGTCTTACCACGTTCAGCAACTCCTACATACTTTTCTCTAGCTAATTGCTGAGCTTCAGGAGACAAGGACTGAAAAGATTGGTCTTTAGCTGAATACTTATCAAATGCAAGTTGTTTAGCCTCTGGAGATAAATTCTCAAAGACAGTGCTTTTTACTACATCTGCAAGAGTGTCAAATGCCATGTTATAGTCCTGCAGCTTTTAGTTCGTCTTCTGCCGATTGTTTATTAGCTCCTGTACGTTCTTTTCCGTAAGTAGTTGCTGACTTCTTACCACCGAAGCGAGCTTTCTCGACATCTTCAATGGTAAACGGAACTGCAATTTTAACGTCATCCAAGAATTTTTGCATTTGTTTCTTTTGAGCTTCTGAAGCACCTGCACGAGTTTGGAAACCTTCATTAACAGTTTCAAGTTCTTGACGAGCACGTGCTAAGAACTCAATACCTGCTTCCATACTTTGACCTGATTTAGGTAATTGCTTTTCAAAAGATTTCATACGATTAGCAGAACTTGATGTAGCATAACCACCACCAATAGCTGTAGCCATTGCAGCATCAAAGCCACTAGCAAATCGTTGAAATGATTCAACTTCTTTAGAAGTAGCTGTTCTGCCTAAATAACTAGATAAAGAAGATACTAATGTATCACCTTTCTTATTACCTAAATCAGATAAACCACCTAAGCGTGATTCTTTAGGTAAACTAGCAATACTTGTAATATCTTTAGAAGCCTGCATAAAGTTTTCTAAGATGTTACCTGCTCTATCAATAGAAGCAGCAGTAGGTTTAACTACTTTAGTTAACGCAGTAGGTTCTGTGGTTTCTTTAGGAAGAGATACATTACCTGCAATAACTTGAGCAACAGTTTTACCTGCTAGTTGAGGATTAGCTTTAATAACGTTTTCGCCAACTACTGATTCAATCTTGGCATTAGGATTGTCTTCAAACTTATCACGAATCTTTTTAGCATCCGTAGAACCAAACATCCAATAAAGGTCTTTGTTTGTTTGAGAAGGTTTAAGACCTGCTGCCTTAATTTCTTTAATATTTTCATTTTCAAGAAGTTGAGCTGCTTTATCTTGTGCTTTAGGATCAGCCAAGAAAGCTTTAGTATCTGCAGGTAAGCTAGGGTCAAGTTTACGCAAATTAGCATAAGTAGACTGAGTAATTTGATATTTACCCATAGCACCTGTGTCTTTGTTAACGGCAGAGTAATCTCCTTTGCTTTCCATAGCAGCACGACCTTGCAAAAAGGTAGGAGCTTCGCCACCTGGAGTAGTTGTTGATTCTCCAGTATCTTTAACAAAAACTGTGCCTTTAGCTTCAGCAGCTTTAGTAGCTTCTTCACCAAATACGGTAACATATTTAGAACGAGAGACAGGTGCTCCTAAGTCAGCAGCAACCTTCAAATCAGCACGAGCATTGTCAATGTTAGTGTTTTGATTTTTAGTTACAGCAGACATACCTTGAATAGTTAAAAGCTGAGCACGAAGGTTTTCTTCTTCTGTTTTAGACATATCGCTAAGAGTTTTCTTAGCTTGGTCAAAAGTTACATTAGGGTCTCTAAGAATCTTTTTAAGATATAAATTAGTATTAGTATCTTTAACGGTAGTATCAACAATAGCGTTTAAATCGTCCATAGACTTAGCACCTTGCAATAACTGACCTGCATAAGACATTTGAGACTGTGCTACTTTAATTTTACCTAATTCTTGTTCTACATTAGCTTTACCAAGTTCATTAGCTTGTTTAGAAAAAGAATATCCTAAAGAATCTAATCCTTTAGATTTAGCTAATACGGCTGCTTTATTAAGTGCTCCTTGTTGCATCTCAGGAGACATTGTAGTTGTATCTTGTCCTGCATAAGCCTCACGAAGAATATTACCTGAAGCAATATCAGTACCAATTTCACTACCTAATGCGTAACCAGCTACTGCTGATGAGGCGAAGTCTGCCATAATTTATCCTTATAACGCTGCAGCGTAATCAATCATACTCATGTCAGCGTTTCCACTTAATTGTGTAGCAAGATCACCACCGCCTCCAAACATATCATATCCAGCAGGAGAACTACTACTACCACCAAAGATACCAGACTTAGATAAAGCACTGCCTGCTAACAAAGTAGTAAAGATACCTGTTTGAGCATTTTGTTGATTGATTTGATTTTGTAAAGTAGATTGTTGTACTTGACCGCTATATTGAGCTTGCGTAGTTTGTCCTGGAGTCTGAGTAGTAGCTCCTGACAATGTACCTAATTGGCTATAAAGTTGATTATAGTAACTATTAAAAACATTCTGACCATAACCTTGCAAAGCAGCTGATTGAGCACCTGACTGTAACGTCCCTGAAGCAGCTCCAGCAGCTTGTGCCGTATTAACACCTTGTGCTAAAGTTTGTTGATAACCAGGTTGAGATAAAGCAGATGAAGGATTTTGAATCAAACTATAAAGTTGATTGGCTGCATACTGTCTACCGCTTTCAGTACCTACAGCAGCACCTGTACCACCTACGGCTGAAAAAGGATCGTATGTAGATAAAGGAGGAGTTGCAGGTGCTGATGCACCGCCTCCACCGCCACCACCAAAGATTGAACTTACTA